ACGACGGCGTCTGACTCCGTGCTTAATCAGCTCGGGGCCAAGGCGGTTGCCAACTGTAAACCCACCAATGCCATACTAGATCTATCCACCTTCCTAGCGGAGATTCTCCGTGAGGGGATTCCCCGTGTTCCTTTTAAGGAATGGAAGGAAAGTACCGAAGCTGCCCGAAAGAAGTGGCCTGATGTAGACCACCTCAAGAAAGGCAGTGACGAGTACTTGAACTATCAGTTCGGATGGATCCCGACAGCGAACGATATTAATTCGGTCGCTGGTACCCTTGCAAATGCTGACAGTATTATTCGTCAGTATCGCAGGGATGCCGGTCGGGTAGTTAGGCGTACATGGCGCTTTCCTGAAGAAAGGAGTAGCAATTTCCTTTCATACCAGAACTTCTCAAGCGGATATTACCGCCCACAGAATGCCTGGTTGAATAGGGCAGGCCGTTCGTTCACTATTAACCAAGTGGACGAAGTTACCACGAAAACGTGGTTCTCTGGTGCATTCACCTATCATCTTCCTGAGGACTTTCCAGCCTTAGATAAGATGACATCAATGGTGGATGAGTTTCGTGCCCTTACGGACACGGACATTACACCCGAGACGGTCTGGAATGCTATTCCTTGGAGTTGGGCCGTTGATTGGTTCAGTAGTGCTGGGGATGTATTGGATAACATCTCCAGCTGGTCCAAGGACGGTCTAGTTATGCGGTGGGGGTACTTGATGCGACACACTGTCGCAGAACGTACTTACACCCTGATGGAGCCGCAGGCCTTAAAAGGCATGACTAGCTCCACCGCCTTGCCAAGCATTACCCTCATTACTGAGGAGAAGCTTAGGCGAAGGGCAAACCCATATGGTTTTGGCATTTCATGGAGTTCTTTATCGAACACCCAGAAAGCCATCCTTGCCGCTCTCGGCTTAAGCCGAATTCGGTAGGGTCTGCTGTATCCGCACTAAAACGCCAATGGGGTCCGAGAACCGGGCCCTAGGAGTGATGCTCGTGTCATTTACCGATCCGCAGACAGTCACGATCTCGGCGGTGACTACGCCTCTCCCGCGAACTTCGCAGCTCGCGGACGAGTCGGAGTACACCTCCGCAGACGGACTGATCAAGATGTCCGTGTCGCACGCCCTAGGAAAGGGCGGGCGGAAGCGGAGCGTCTTGCGAATCGACCATTCCAAGCAGACGGCAGATCCGTTCAAGCCGGCGGAGAACGTTATCGTCTCGATGAGTAACTACATCGTGTTCGATACGCCTCCGGCTGGCTATACGGTTGCCGAGCAGCTCGCGGTTTACACTGGCTTCAAGAACCAGTTCACCGCAGCAACGGATGCGATCATCAGCAAGCTTCTTGCTGGTGAGTCGTAGCGAGGGGAATGGCGAAAACGGAAAGGTGCGTCATAGCCGGTCGGAAGACTGGCCAGACAAACCGATCCTGATTCGTTATGCTAGGAGCAATCCTGGTAGACGGCAGTGGCGTGAGCCACTAGAGGTTGCGTTGTCCCGAAAGGGGCTTTTCGCGAGTCTGGTGGCTGCGTTATATGTCGTCGACCTCTCCGTGGAGATACTAGCACGTATTATCGGTCTCTTCTAGTTAATAGGAGAGGTAGCCGATGTATGTTCCATGGGGTAAGCGGTAACACCGTTTTCCTCATGGATACGGTGCTGTACATTTCACGATCAAAGGAGTATCTGTATCATGAGTACCGACTATCAGTCGGTTCCGCAGCGTCCCCTCATTCGCTCGTGGACCTTTTGCTTGGTCCGCAAAGCGATGAAGGGGTACGAAGTGGAGACCGCCATGCTGGACTCGGTCGTTGACCGGATCTGCAGCAGGACGACCACACGTGACCCAGATTACCTCCTGAGGTCGCGGAAGTACATCCGGAACAGCGGACTCCTGATGAACTGCGAGAACTGGAAACAGTTCACGCAGGACGTCTGGAACTTGGTCTGCCGGGCGAGAGCCCAGCGGGACAAGCAGCTGTTCACGATGCCGATTCCCGAGTCGGTTCGCGACGAGATGTGCTCTAACGAGCACTTCGAAGCGGACTGGTCGGACTTGTCCATCCGTACGGAGTTCCTCAACGCAAAGGTTGGGGACGTCGTAAACGGGTGGGTTAAGACCGATTTCGGTTGGATGTAAAAATCCACATCGGCATCACGGAACCCAACAGGGTGCATTGTAGCTAGTACCGTGAATGACATTGAGCTATGGATTCAGTAACCCCCTATTAAGGAGGGCTGATGAAAAGCCTGATGTCACTCTGGTCCCGGCTGGCAGAGGAATCTGCCAGCCTATGCTGCACTAGCGCCACTGCGGACATTAATACCGTCCGCAGTCGTGTCGAACATGAGGGGTTGTCGTTTTTGACGATAACCCTACCTGAATTTGGAAAGGCCATACAAAAATGGCTTGACCAAGGACAGGTCGGTATCCATCCCGCGTTCGTAACAGAACGTGGGAGAAGTCTCCCCCTATTTCTAGGAGGTTTCTTCAGCCGTGTGTTCGACAGGAACAGTGGCACGTTGCTCGACGATCCATGTATCGATTCAATAATTGCCTTGCGCCAGCTAACGCTGATGTTCGGCAAAATTGAGTTGCCTTGCTCTAAAGCTCGGCAGCTCAAAGCGATACGCAAATACGTCGAGTGTGAGTATGATGTCCGACGATTCGACACTGAGCTCCGTGATAGTGATATTGCGGAGTTTAGACAAATGTCGAATTTGCTCTATGGCGAGTTGTTTTCCCAACTGGAGTTAAGACTTCAGGAGGGGCCAATTCTGCCTAAGCATGGACCAGGTGCCACCGCTGACCGAGTTTCCGGAAACGGAAAGTATCGGCAGCGGACCTGGACCAGTCGACTCCAACAGGCCGGTTTCCGGCACTGGGAGTACCTGACGGCTACCCCCGTGGATGAAATCCGCGAGGGACCGTTAGTTGACATCATCGAACCCGGTCAGGAGCTACCTGTTAAGGTGGCCCTTGTACCTAAGACGATGAAAACACCTCGAGTAATTGCTATGGAACCAGTTTGCATGCAATATATGCAGCAAGCTGTGTACCGTACATTCCTCGAGTTCTTCGAGAGAGATAACCTCCTCTCGAGGATGATCGGATTTGACGACCAGACGCCTAATCAGCGTATGGCTCGTCGCGGTTCCCTTGGCAAGGGACTCGCGACACTCGATTTGAGTGACGCTTCCGATCGTGTTTCCAATCAGCTCGTCAGGACCATGTTCGATCGGTGGCCAACATTGTTGGAGGCCATCGATGCGACTAGGTCAAGACGGGCCGTCATACCCAGTCTAGCTGGTCAACCTGAAAAGGTGATCAGACTATCCAAGTATGCGTCTATGGGTTCAGCGCTCTGTTTCCCTATAGAAGCGATGGTCTTCACGACATTGATCTTTCTGGGGATCCAGAAGTCGCTCAACACGCCATTTGGAGGTAAGGAAGTAAATTCCTTTTCCTCTTCGGTGCGTGTCTACGGGGACGATCTAATCGTTCCCGAAGACCATGTGCTGTCCGTTATCGAGGTACTTGAGCATTTCGGTGCAAAAGTAGGACTCGACAAGTCTTTCTGGACTGGAAAGTTCAGAGAGTCTTGCGGAAAGGAATATTACTCTGGCCAGGACGTGTCAATTGTCCGGGTCAGGGATATGTTCCCAACCGAACGGCAGGACGCTGACGGTGTTATGTCGATCGTCTCTCTCAGGAACCAGCTTTACCAAGCTGGCTACTGGAAGACGGTCGGGTGGTTGGACCAACGCATTAGGAAGGTTATCACATTCTTCCCAAATGTGCGTCCAGCCTCACCGTTACTAGGCAGGGACTGCTCCCTCGGGGTTCATTCCGAGGAGGTACTGGGACGTAAGTTCCAGCGAGCATGTCCAAACCGTCACATCCCCTTGGTTAGGGGATATCGTGTGATGGCCAAACCCCCGAGAGATCAACTCGACGGGACTGGTGCCTTACTCAAGTGTTTTCTGAAGCTTGAGCACGGCTCTTTGGCCCCAGAGGGGCCATACCCGAATCTCACGCTGGAGGGAATCAGAACCTTCGATTCCCCAGAGCACTTGGAGCGTTTTGGACGCCCCGAGCGCGTTAGCATAAAGCTCGGGTGGAACTCACCCCGTTAGGGATGAGTGGGCCAGTCATGGCCTACGGGAGGGACCTAAGCCCCCTTCTGAAAGATTAATAATCTTTCTTGAGGGTACTTGCGCCCCTGAGAGGCTTCCAGCCTCGCTAGGGAGGTGCTTCTGCCTTAGGCAGTGC